TAGGGGCTAAGCACATTGTTATTCGAGTTTAGATTTTAGAAACCTGACAATGTGAATACAACCAGACCGAAAGGCCAGGTCACGTTCAGAGATGTTGCTGTCAGGAAAAACATCTGGGTACATCTCATCCAACTCCTTGATTAGAGTTTTGAGATTTACCTTCCCCCCTACTACACGAGCAAGGGGAACATCAACGGAGTAAACATCATCATCCATACTGTGGTAGGTCATTATTAGAGGCTTCGAAGAACGCAGGCATACGGCTGCGCTGTGTGTCCTTTAGCCCCGGAGCCTTGCCCCGAGCATAAAGACTGTCGGACTGTTTAATCCAGAAGTCTTTGTTGAGGTATTTGTTCTCGTCCATACCAAGACTATCCATTACCCAAGCGACTGTGGCTCGGCGCAAACGATTGAGGCTTGATGTGGACTTGAGGCCCAGCTCGGAACATACCATCGTATGGATCGCAACGTGGCACTGTTCGTCTCTTGACACGTCGGCTGCCGTCGAGCGGAGGCCGATGTCTCCGTTGAATCGGAAGAAGGGGAGGATGACGAAGAAGACACTGCGTTCGAGAATAGCGGCTTTAAGAATAGGATGCTCAGGCGCATCGAGCCATGCTCTCAAAATATGTTTGGCTTCGTCTTCATATTTTTCTTCCGCACCATGCGCCTTAATGACATAATTAAGGGCAAGGTCATGGTTCTCTTCATCCTTTTGATTGGACAAAAGAGCTTCGCGCAACCCTGGAGTGTTTGGCAGTTCGCGGTCTAATCCTTGTTGGAGAAACTCGCGTACGGGAAGTTCGAGGTGGCGGAGTCCGAGTGCTCTTTTCAGAGCATCTTCAGACCCCTCAACTACCTCCCCCTTCTGAACTGCTAAAGGCGTCCACTTGCGCTTCCGACTAATAACTTGATCGTAGGGTGATAGCTGTGTCATTCTCCGCAGGGAATACAAATGTTGTCTTCTTTTAGGTTAGGGGTGGAACTGCTATCTGGATCAAGCTCTTCCTCGAACTTAAACATTTCGTGGAAGTCATCATCCAATGCGGCAAAGGCATCATCCTTTGCTTGGGTATCAGGTTGCACCTGCAGACTGTAGTAGAGACTGGTCTGTGGCGACCTCAACCATTCTTGTAGGAAACGCTCGTCATAGGTACACACATCACTCCAAGAGTTGAAGGAGTACCCGTGGAAAAGGTTTGTCTTAGTCAGCATCGTTACGATGCCATCGGCAACTCGCTTGTATGCTTTCCAACCTACCTCTGATGCAATCTCACAGTCGGGTGGATAGTCGAAGCTTTGAGTACCGAACGTGCCGGAGTCACGGTCAACCTGCCGAGAGATAGGAGGTGCAATCTCAGGGGTGGTGGTGAAGCCACGCAGGTCAACGTTCTGATAGCTGCAGCTGGCTGTCGGTGCAATGGCAAAGGCACGATCCATGTCCATTGCGCGAGCTTCGATAGCTGCAAGCTCAATGCCTAGCCCAATGTTAGAAGCAAGGCGATAAGCCACAGACTCATTAGGTTGGTTGTTGTTGTAAGCATCAAGTGCTTCACCAAACTCAGCGTATGTGACTTTGTTTTGTGCCAGGAAATTTGCTAGGCCAAGCATTCCAAGGCCAACCTGACGGTCAATGGTGGGGCTCAAGTATTCACCACTCTTGTCAACACCAGTGCGACCATGAAGTTCACACAGACTCCGCATCCCATCACGGAAAGCAATGGATACTTCTTCTGGCTTACAAGCCGCAAGGTTGATGTGCTGCAAGAGGCAGGTGCCACGGCTCTTGAGATACACCTCAAGGCAAACATTGCTACGGATGCGCTCACCGTTCTGGTCATACTTGATCTTCGATAGCCAGAGATCACCCTTCTTGATGGCGTCAAGAGTGGCACGGATCAGTTCGGGGTGGGCTTCTTCAAGGAAGTTAGGGTCTACGTTGAGACACTTCTTCATCCAAGGCAGCTGATCACGGGTAGCTGTGACAAACTCAAGAGCGTCCTTGTGCCAGTAATCGAGGTGAGCCACTGTCGCGCCGTTCTTGTACACTCCACCGCGCCTTAAGGTCTGGTTAAGAGCTGAGTAGAGGTAGGCGAAAGAGACAGGACCGCTTGCCGTAAGACCCTTTCCGTTCTCAGCGCCACGGGGACGGAGATCAGAAAGATGAATAGCAACACCAGCTCCGTGGCGTAGCGCGAAAGAGGCAAAGCGCCAAGAGGCTTCGATGCCTTCGGGTCCCTCCATGCTGTCCGACACGTTAAAGATCGTGCAGCTGACTGGCAAACGGGACTCCGGGTTGTCAATCCAATTTTGAACACGGCCGGTACGAACAATTTTTTCAGGTTTCATCTGCAACAAGGTCAGTGAGAACAGGTGGTTGATAGTTCTTCCCCTTCAGTATCTTACCATCGTCACGGCGTAGGGGCTTGCCATCAACGAGTTTGCTCATATTTGATTCATAAACACGGCGCATGGCTGTGTCCAAATCCCAACCGCGAGCAGCGGCATATTGAAAACAGACGAACACCAAGTCAGCCAGCTCTTTCAGCTGGTGTTCCTTGTTCTCTAAACGAGAGATGTTGTTGTCTGAAAACTCAAGATCAAATGCTTCATCAAATTCGTTGAGCTCTTCAACGATTAGACGATGCTGCATTTCATGGACGCATTCGTCCTGGGTGTTGACCAGTTGACCCATAGCCACTCGAAATTCGATGGCCTGTTGCATTAGCGATGTCATTGTTGGTGCAGTTGCTGGAGCTTGCGGTTGACATAAGCATGGACCTTTAGCCAATCATCGAGTTCAGATTCCCCCGACTTGTGGCCAGCACGACAAATGTATTTTACACAGTTGCCTGCCAAATAGTCAAGCTCTTGATCGACAATGAAATCCCAGATCTCAATCGTCCCCCTCTTGTAGTGGGCCGGATTGCTTTTGGAAGTTTCCTTTGAAGAGCTCTCGGTAGGCTGGGTTTCTTCTGATGGCGAAGAGTTCTGCTTCCCGTAGAACACGTCCCAAGGGTCCTGGCTTTCTTGATAGTAGGTCAAAGTAGATTCGTAATCGAAAAAGGATTCTATGTCTTCGTAGTTCAACTTGGACAAGAAGTTCCTGGAGGGCGACTTGAGCATAGAAGAACACACGAGGATCTACAACGTAGATAAAGAAGGCAATACCTATGCAGCTCCAAACTCCTATGGCGGTGTAGTTGGCCATTGTTTTATCAGGTTAGAAAGATTATTAGACAGAATAAAATTCTGCTTTTGCAACTGCATGTATAGATCAAGCAGATCTTGCTTGTCTATTTGTGTTGCGAGATCTTCTATCCTTCGGAGTTTGAACTGTTGCTCCAGGGTCAGCTCGACAACTGGGGGTGGAGGGAAGGGTTCCATAGGATAGGTTCTTTGGTTGTTGAGTTGTACTCGCCTGGTCGCAGAATCCTTGCCAGCCTTGCGTTACGCAAAGCATCATCGATAGTCAACCCCGCCTTTTCATAAGACGTTACGATTGCTTCCCACGGATCTTCTGCCTTAGCCAAGATTTTTTCTGCGCCCTTGCTACCAACGCCAGGTACGCCTTTGTATCCATCGACTGGATCACCGGTAAGGCATTGAGTCCAGAACCAGTAATCAGCCTCTTCAGTAGTGACCTGTAATAATTCGTTGCCATTGAATAAGTTGCAAGATATTTGCTTCAGGTCTTTGTCAGGAGATACAAGGATAAAATCGCTAGGATCACAATGGCATTCCAGACCCAATGCGTCATCAGCTTCGAGGTTTTCATAACGAATAGTTTTGTAATTGGCATTGCACCATTCCAAAAGCCGCTTGTAACCTACTGGTTTTCGCTTGGTGCGCTTGCCTTTGTATTCAGGGTCGATGGTCTTTCTGAAGTTCTTACTGCTAGAGAAGAACAACAGCACACGTTCTGTGTTAAATCTTTTCTTGAGACAATCAATGTCATAGTTAAATGATCTGATCACCTCTTTGAAATTAGAAGCGATGGTTACAAGATCATCGCCCCAATCTAGTTCTGTCTCGTTTACCTGGCAACTACGGTAAGCATAGAAGTCTGCGTCAATCCGCAGCTCCGGCTCAGTGACAGTCGGCCCAGGTCGCACCGTCTTTTGCTTCCGCTGCGAGCGGGACTTTGAGCCCGAGTTGCTCGCCCGCTTGGACGATTGACCATTCGAGTTGGAACTTGGCATCATTCAGAATGTGTGGTGCTACGGATAGCTGGATTTCGTCGTGGATCCATCCAAGCCATTGGAAGTCGTCGCCCCATTTATACCCCAGTTCAATGAACTGTGCAAAGGCGATGTTGTTCCACAGCTTACAGCAGATGGCTCCAGCACTTTGGAGTAAGTAGTTGGTAGCTGCGTGTCGCTTTCCTTGTAAACGTATTGGTCTGCCATCGAGAGCGACCAACACGTCAGAATCAGCCCGACGGTTGATATGCGCGAGAAGTGGTTCCAACCCAGGAATAGCCGCCAAAAATTTTTCCCGGATTTCTTTGCCGAGTTTTCTGGCATGGACATCATCTAAGGTGTTGTCAAGGGACAGGGCTAACTTTTTATCGGAAGCCCCGTAGATAAACCCATAAGTAAGGGTCTTCACTTCTTTCCTTGTACAACCCACACGGTCTGCATTCTGTTGATGGATGTCTCCGTTGATTACAACGTCAGCGAAAGCACCATTATCGAAATAAGACAAATAATGCCCAAGCATCCTAAGCTCCAAGCCGGAAGCATCTGCACCCAACTGGATCCGATCATGACCAGGATTAAATAGTTCGCGGCAACGAGGATCCGAACTCGTCTGGCCCAGATTTGGTCGGCTGTGCGCGTTTCTCCCTGTGTTCGTAGCCAGTTGGCAGGTGTGGTGAATCCTTCCCTCCTTGGTGACCATCTTGAGCCAGGCGTTTGTGCCGTCGCTGAGTTGTCCAAGGGCTTTCTGAAGTTCCAGAATCCGTGCGAAGGTTCTAGCTTCTTCAGTGTCGATGGCTTTAAGTACTCCTTCATCGATCTTCGGGTTCCCGGTATCTGTGAACTGTTCTGGTTTCCAACCACGCCAGGTAGCAAAAGCAAAAGCAATGTGCTGCCTGCTGGTGGGGTTGAACTCCTTCAGCTTAGTAAATTCAGCACCCTCAATGTAGCCCTTTGTCTTGTTGTTGCGCTTGGGGGTCATACTCCCACCGTCCACATACGGGAACGTCTCTCGCATGTGGTCAGCAAGTTGATCCATCTCTGTTCGGAGAGTGGATTCAAGCTTCTGTGCTTTCTCAACATTAAAGGGCCAGCCAGACCACTCTTGTAGAGACATGATTTTTGCAGTCTCATGCTCGATGTGGATGGCGCAGTCGTACAGGCGGATCTCCTTGTAGAAGGTCTGCAGCAGCGACTCACAAACATGCACGTCCTGTTCGCAATAGTCTTCCATCTCAACGGACCACTCAGACCAATCGGTTGACTTACCGAACTGTCCCTTGTAGTTGCCGAGACGATAGCCCCATGCTTCTAGACTGTGCCTGCCATACAGTTGACCAGCCATGCCAGGTGGCCGCTTCCTGATGTCCTCTGAGAGGATATTGGTGCGGAACATCCGTGACAGGATGAGGGTGTCAAATGTCTTTCCTGAGTACTCAAAGAAAGGAAACAAGTGCTTGATCACTGGGAGGTCAAACCCCAGGATGTTGTGGCCAACCAACACATCAGCCTCAGCCAATAGGTTGATGCCTGTGGTGATTGATTCTGTGTTACCAACGTCGTTGTACCTGTTCACCTGGCCGGTTTCGAGGTCCTTGGTAACAATGCAGTGGATACAGCTCAAGCCTTTACGCGGAAGGCCGTCTGTTTCAATGTCGAACAGTAGCTTCATAGTGACCAGTTGCCAGGTTCTTCACGATCAAGCTTGGCTTGCGTAACGAAGTCAGGCTTGCCACATTCTGTGCAGAAGTATCCATCAGGATCCATCTCAGAATAAAAGAATGTGGTGGATCCACAGGAACAAAAGCCTCTCTGTTCATCTATGTCAAAAGGGAAGTCCTCGGTCATCGGTGTCATCAGCGGGTGTGTTGAACTCTGCTGTCAAATCTTCGACCATTCTACCTGTGTTTTCTTGGTATGACACCACCGTAGCCTTGCCACATTTGCCATTGAAACGATTTTTTAAGCATCGAACAACGGTTGCAGTTTGACCAGAGGATACGGAGCGTTCGAGCGAAAGTACAAGGTCACTGAGTTGCACAATGCTGTGACTTCCCCTGAGTTGTCCCAGGCTTACAGCAAGGCCATCCTCGTGTCCTTTGTCGCCCTGTGGCCTACGCAGGTGGCTGATAAGAATCATGCCAACACTGGTCTCTTCCACAAAACTCCGTAGCTTTGTCATGGTGACATCGATAAGCTTGCGCTCATCATGACTGTCATTGCCTGACATCAAGATAGAAAGGTGATCAAGGATTATCCATCGAACCCCTTTCGCCTGTACTGCGAACCGACAATCGCTGAGGATTGCATCTGGATCAACCGATCCAAAACCGTCACGAAGAAATACCTGGCCCGTACCAATGGATTGATCGAACGCTTGCTTGAAATCTTCGTCAGGTAGTTCATTGTTCAGATGAAGTGGGCGGTTGGCCTTAATCGACATCAGCCGGAGGGCTGTGCGTTGTAGACCTTCCTCCATGGCAATGTAGAGAACCTTGAACCCTTGGTCAACCAGACTCTGAGCAACTTCACCACATACGGTGCTTTTGCCCACGCCTGAGCCTGCGGTGAGGGTCACCAGCTCAGACAGCCTCAGACCACCAACCATGTTGTTCAGCCCAACGTAGGGCCAGTCAGCGTCTTTGCCGTGGAGAGGCTTACGAACCAGATCAAACAGGTCGCTCGCATCAACAACGGTCTTTGGCGAGTATGGCTTCTTTTGCCAGAATGCCTGGCGGATGGCTTCTGCATCCTTGGCCACTATGGCCTCGTTGGCATCCTTGTACTCAGACAGCCGGGCAATGAATACCTTGGCGTGGTTGAACAGCTGAGCACATTCCTGTGCTGCAAGCTGGCCAGCATCGTCTGAGTCGAACAGCAGAACAATTTCGTCGTATCTATCAACGAACTTGTATTGGTGCTGGAGGCTACGCTTGGCCGACTTTGCTCCGTTGTCAAGGCTGACGACGGGCCAGTTGGGCCGAGCTTGCCAGACACTCATGGCGTCTAGCTCACCTTCAGTAATTACAAGGGTCTTGTTGTTACCCTTGGCGCCACCAAACAGCTGTTGTCCAAACAGTTGGTGGTCTTCATTCTTGCCGGACCAGGAAAACTCCTTGTCAACATTGCGAGCCTTGAAGGCTACAAGCTGGCCCCCACTGTTGTAGTAGGGAAAGCGCAGAGTTTTGGTGTAAGCATCATAGCGGACATTGAACTTTTTACAAGTGTCCTCTAGGATTGCTCTTCCTTTGAGGGGTATGATGTCCCCGGTGAAGTCCATGGTGCGTTGCGGCTTGTGAAAAGAAACTGAACCATCGCCATGCTCATAATGGCCACAAGAGAAGCAGTGAGCATGATTGTCGCTATAGCGAGCAAGGGCATCACTACTTCCACAGGCAGAGCATGGCTCATGGCGTACAAACTCACTGTCGGAGTCAATCATCGGCGACCCTGGCCACGGTAGGCTTTACCGTTTTTCTTGGGTCGCTTGCTCTTTTTCTTTTTACCAATGAACACCTTACCAGCAAGTGATTTGGTGATTTTCATTCGAGCCAGTCAGAGGGAATGTTACGCTCATGGCACCAAGGGAAACCGTTTTTAGTTGCCCACATGCCATAAGTCGTTTTAGATTGTTTAGTCAATGTGTTATGTGGAGACTGAAAGACTAAACGGATGTCCAGATCTGGATGCTGCTTTTTGACGGCAAGCATTTTTCTTCTGTCTTCCGGTTTGAAATAGCCCTTAGCCTCCAGAATAACTCCATTGGGTAGTATGAAGTCTGGTTTGTAAACGGCTTCGATCTTGTAATCAAGTTTGAGGGATTCATATTCAAAGGCGAATCCATTCAGGTCTAACCACTTAGCTAACCGTTCCTCCAGACGAGAACGGTAGCCGGCCATTAGAACGGAATGTCGTCGTCAGAGTCTTGAGTTTCGTTGGGAACATAAGCAGGAGATGAGGCTTTGAAACCATCAACCTTGCCAAAGATCTTGGCAACGTCTTCGGTGTCCAGATCTCCAGAGTCAGAGCCACCGGGGCCAACAAGCTTGATGACTTGGGCACCTTTGACTTTGAGGCTCAGTCCAACTTTGGAAGCCATGGTGTATGGCTTCAGATCGATGATCAGGCGGACCTTAGTACCTTTCCAGATAGGGGTCTCCAGATCAACGGGTTGTCCCTCGGTGTCAATCCAGGGGAACATCGGCTTACCCTGCTCACCGCCATAGCTGTATTTGATGAAGCCAGACTCATCCCATTTGGGAAGTTCTTTGGTGAATCGCTTGCCTGCCATTTGGTTCTCACCCCATGACATAGCATTCTCATACGTCTCATCAAACTTGCCAAGCGTTTCCTTGTCAACAGAAAAGGAGAAGCAGCAGTTGTTGTATTTGCCAGATGGTTTGAGGGCATTTACATAGCCCTCCAGTGTGGTGTCAACGATGAAGCGGGATTCAGACATCGTAAAGCAGCTCGGTGTAGTCAGCAATGAGCGTTCGACGCTCGTGTTCAACAAGGCAATCATAGACCTCCCAGACAGAATTGTCAAGCTGTGGATCATAGAGCCTTTCGGCTAGGTCCCACAAACGGGAGTCTAGATAATCATCCTTCTTCGTCATCGGAGGTGTCCGCAAGTGTGCTGAAAGCCTCGTCGTACGCCTCCAGACACTCCACGACATTGCCACCGTTTAGGGCAGCAACCATGAAGGCACAGTTAGACAGCTCTTCTACCATGTAGGTGAAGAAGTCCAGATCTGTGTCAAAGCGTTCGACCTCTGCTTCGTATTCTTCGTAGATGTTTTCAATGACACTCTGCTGCATACCGAAGTACTCAGCGTAGCGTTCAAGGTTGGCAGTCAAGCCATGGTAACTGGTGGTGGTCATCAGCAGAAAAAATAGGAACTTGCTTGAACATCGTTGATGTCCAGTGTGTTCTTCATGATGGACTCGTCAAAGTCAACGCCAACTTCTTTGGCCCAGTTTTCGAGCACAGGTTCGGAGTAGATCTTGACGAACTCATCACGAATCTTCTTACCCATTTCATCCATATCGCATGACCGACCCAAGACACAATCATGAATCACTGTAAAGGGTTTTTCCCAATCAGCAAACGTGTTGTGAATCAGGGCAGCATCGATCGAATGTACCAGATTGGGACTGGCTGCTGTCTTTGACTTTTGTAGATCAACCTGACGCTCTTCATAGGGTTTGAGTAACTCTGTTCTGAGTCGTTGACCCAAGAGTTTGGTGTTGACCATTTCACAGTCGTTCTTGCGGTACTCCTGTACAACAGGAAAACCAGAAGGGGTAGTCCAAGTAATAAATTGTTTGCCTTGTTTGATGGCTTCTCCTGCTGCCTTCTGAATAAAATCCATAGACGCACAAGGACCAGCAAACACCTCTCTCACTGCATAGCGATAGATGGCTTTGACAATTGCTTGAAGTTCCCCCTTCTCAAGTTCGACACCCTTTAGTTCTTGACGAATGTAATCTCGTGCGGAGTTCTCCGTCACCCCATATGGCGTGGTCATCACCGTTCTCTTGCAAGTTTTCCTTGTAATCAATTGGTGAAGATGTCCAGGAAGAATCTCCTTCGCCTTGTCGGCAACAATGGCATACCCGTCAGACGGTTTCGTTGTGGGGACAACGTTGACCATTGCTGCTGCTGTCTTGTCCAGTGCAATCGCACTAAGATGCTGTAGACCAGAACAAGTAGCATCAACTGAGATAGGATGGGATGAGTGAGACTTGCTCTTAACAATGACACATTCATAGAACTCGATGGCTGAAGAAATAAAAGACCAAGGCTCTTCGGCTTGTGACCATTCAGGGATGGTTCCCTTCGGGTCAGTAGCAACACGAGTGATGAGGTTGTGGTTGTTAGCCACCCACTCAATTCTCTCGTTCATCGGTGCTTTGTCAAGTCCATTGCCCCAAGTCGTAGCTACCTGAAAAGATAACCACCACTCATTGACAGGACCAGACTCAGCAAAGATCAAAAGCGCCTTGTCGAAATCGGTTCCCTGTGGGGACAGGGATGTGGCTATTGGGTAGACCCGACCACGGAAATCGAAACTCCAACCATGCCAGAAGGCTTCTTCGTCTTTGTACTTATTTGCAACAAACAAGCACTCAGTCGTTCGATAGTTTTTCTGCGCCAGTGCAGCATTCTTGTCTTCGATCTCTGTTCGAGCTCGTCGATAAGCAAGCTTGTCTTCCTCAGAAGCAGACTCCCAAGGATCTGGCTTTGGCGGTGGAGGCAATGGCTCCTCAGCTCTGAACTTACCCACACTGATGCGGTGTTCATGGCAGAAATTGGCTATCTCCAAAACCGCAGGGTTGATGCGGTATGGAACCTTCTGTAACCGGTTCAGCGCCCGCATTGCGGAGCTTTCCGGTATTAGGTGGCACCTTCTTGGGGCATGGCTCCGAACCAGCTTGTTGAGCTGCCTCAATTCGTTGGTCAGATACCCCCCTCGATTCTTCCCATCCCAGTCGTTTGGCTCACACAGCATGGGCCACAGGCAGGCAGCAAAGCTCTCAGACTGCGCTAGCAGCGCCTCCTTGGCCTCCAAAAACTCTTTTGAGTAGGTGACTATGCGAAGGCTCTTCTTGGCTGTCTTCTGAGCGATCCGCACATTGACCCATCCAGTCGCTGTTGCCAGACGATCAAGGCACCATCCACCAACGAGGTGGCGCACAGCAGGCGACCAGTGCAAAGCCTTCACATTGTTCTTCCGCATTGCTGCTCGGAACCGTTGGACCTTGTACAGGTACCCCTTGTGGGCATGGATGAACAGGTTGGCTTGAGCAAAGAGATCCTTGTGCTCTGCTGCAAACTGATCCAGCATGATCTGATCAAAGACCAGCCGACCAATGTGGGCAGACACTGCGGCGTAGGTTGGATGATCCAAACGCCGAGCACCAAGCACATCCAGCACACCCTTGGCAGTGATCAAAGCAATCACCGCAGGGTCGCTGTCTTTCACAGCCAGAACAGCCTCTGCCTTTTCAGAAGGCCATCCTTGGCTGATTCGATGAACCTTGCTCTGGATCTCATCGGTGATCTTTTCAAGTCCAGCCTTGATAAATGCACTGCCATAGGTGGTGGCAGATGCGTAGGTCCTCTCCTCTGCCGTCCGCGTCCTTTCACGGAGGCGTTTGATCGCTTCGGTTCGTGCATCGAGTTCACGCTGAAATTGGCGGGCGAGTTGCTCTTTTGTTGCCATCAGTTGTGGATGTTCTTCCTGGCTTTGCGGATAACAATTATGTTGGAGATAACACTGATAAGATGTTGGGTCTGTTCAATCTCGTCTTCGGATCCGTCCAATCCAAGTTGAGCAACCAACAATCTACCTGCGTCGTCTCCAGGCTCATCGGGGTCCAAGACATCGGAGTGAGCATTGACTTGGCCAATGAGGTCTGTGCATCTGTCAACAGCAACGTGCTGTAAAGTATAAAGCAGATCATCATATTCCTCACTGTTTGGGGTGGGAAATGCCATTGCGTTTCGCTCGGTTGAAGGACTGAATAGCCAAGGCAGTAGCTAACGCTTTCTTGCCAAGGTAGGAGTACTGTTTGATCTTATTCTGTTTTGCTAGCTTCCTGAGTTGACGCCAGGTGAGCACATCCTCAAGGTGGTGAGCTAGCATATCAACCGTGATGATTTCCATAGTCAGTCATGGTGTGGTGTACAATGCTCAGAAGGGGTGCCGAGCTGTTCATCATGATACTTTAGGTGGGCTGTTTCGACAATGGCTAGGAAGCCAAGTAACAGAATAATTGCAGAACCTGGGCTTAGCCAATTCACTTGCGGGGCCTCCCTCGTTTCTTGAGTTTGTAACAATAATCTAGGTGGGCTTTCTGAATCATCAGAACCACCTTCATCAGCTCTTCGTTTTGTGTTTTAGCTGCAGCCTTGAAGACCTCAACGATAAACAATTGCTCAGGATATGTGAGCCCTTTATGCCCACCTTGCTCCAGCTTTTCAATCACCTCAAGTGGATCAATCATTGTGTGCGTTGTACAATTAGATACTCTGAGTTAAAAGAATTGACTAGCACGCTATCTTGCGCGAAGTCTTCCGCATACTGTTTGGCTATTTGGTGGATCTGTCCAGCCGAGTCACCATTGGTGATGATGGTAACAATCCACATCCTCTCCATCCTGCCCTTCCATCGGCCCGTGCCCTCAGTCACAGTAAAGTGAGGGAAGACAGTGCCCACAGCATTTGCCAGGAAGTCATCGAAGTCCTCTTGGGCGATGTCAAAGCGGATGATGGACTCATCAAAGCCCTCATCAGTCATGGAGCCGTCGAATACAACGCGGCGGCCAAACATCAATTGATAGGTGGTGCTCATTTGATAACGTAGGGGAGGCGGTAGGGGCGATCTTGACCGGT